GACGTCTAGTGGCAAACGTTTGACGTAGATAATTTTCACCAAAATAAGGCTTATAGTTGATAATAACCCACAGGACCACAACTCCTAAAAAGTGTAAATTTTTACATTTATTGGTACTTAAAAATGTACCGTAAGGGTATAATGACTAAGAAACCATATTTTAATATACCCGATAAGGTACAAAAAAAAAGGGCTCACCTTTGTGAGCACCTTTCTTAAACCATAAACAACTAACTTTTACATTTGACACAGCAGAAAATTAGTGTTACAAATGTATTCAGTGAATTTCTATTGTTAATAAGATAGTTGTTAAACTAATAGCCAAGTTATTAAATAGAATTACTTTTATAACTAGAAAATGAAGCACGAAGAAAGTAAAATACAGGAGTTAGTAGTTAGGTACTTACGAGCTGCCTATCCTACGGCTTTATTTTGCGCAAGTTCGGGAGGTGCTCGCATGAGTATGAAACAGGCTTTAGTTATGAAGCGCACGGGTTACGTTCGGGGCGTTCCTGATTTAGCCATTTACGAGCCTAGAAATAATAAGCACGGCTTATTTATCGAAATAAAAACGGATAAAGGAGTAGCTAGCTCATTCCAAAAGGAATGGCAAGAAAAGTTAATAGAGAGAGGTTACGAGGCAAAGATATGCAAAGGCTTAGACGCATGTATAAAAGTAATAGATGAGTATTTTAGACCGTGAAATAAACAAGTATTATGCTGAATGGCAGCGCACTGCACGCACTCAGTATCCAGGCAATAAAGATAAAGCCGACGAGCTGCTGCATGAAGTACTTGTAAAACTTTTAGAGAGTGATAGAGAAAAGATAGAAGCTATAATAAAACGTAAGAAGTTAAAACAGTATGTAAGTAATAAAATTAGGTTCATGGCTACTTTTTCTAATAGTTCATTTAATTATAAACTATTAAAGTATGATAGAATTAGAACAGACCTTAATTACGACATTCAAGAAGATTTTACCTCAGCTATACCCGTTCGGTTATTCAATGAGCAGATAGATATTTATATAAGTAGGCTGCCATTTTTCGAGAGAGAGCTATTACTACTTTATGCCCTAGACGATTTTAGCTACCAAAAATTAAGCGAAGAAACAAATATAAGCCGCAGTTATTTATACCGGACAATAGAAAACGCTAAGACGATGCTAAGAAATTCACTAACACTAAATAAGTACGATGTTAATAAATGAAAACGACTATAACGCGAGGCTAGACATTTGTAAAGCCTGCCCTGTGTTCAATGAAAAGTTTGCAACCTGCGGACCTCCAACGAACGCCATTAATCCGTTTAAAAAACCGCATACCTTAGACGGTGTAACATTTAAGCCGTGCGGTTGCCCTGTTGCCCATTTGGCTAGCTATGCTGTCCAAGATTGCCCAGGCAAACGGTGGCCAAAGATAAACGCGGAGAAGTGGAAGCCTGAGGCCATGAAGTTTTTACAGGAACTAAAAGAGAGAGGCGAAAAGCAATACAACACGCGAATGAGTGCGAAGGAAGTTAGCCAAGTATTCGAGCTAAGAAAAGAGCTACTAGGCAAAAGGGATAACAAGACTTTCACTAACTGCGGTAGCTGTATGAAGGATTTAATTAATACCCTAACTATATTTTTAGCCAATGATCTAAAAACTACTGAGGTCGTTCCGGTAGAAAAAAAGAAAAGAGGCCGCAAACCTAAAAACCCACAATTATGATATTAGCTATTTACTTAGTAGTACTTACTATTCACACACTATTTTTAAGCGCATACGTTGCGAATTACGAACGCGAGTTCGTTAATTGGTATACATTCCTCGGCATATTCTTAACAGGCTTAGTATGGCCTTTATTTTGGTGCCATTGGTGTTACCTTAATTTATTTAAAAAAAAGTGAATAACTAAATTTCTAACCTATCTAAATATTGTTAATCTTTGTGGCATGCGAAATAGGGGATACAATAGTTTAGTTCAAGATTTTCCAAAAGTGGTGCCTGGGGTGGTTTCGCATACGCCCTGGGCATTTTCTTTTTATGACTAGAGAGACCCATTTAACCTGCGTAAGGCAAAGCGCAGTATCAAAAGCCAACACTTGCAATAAATACAATGCTTGGACCGAGTAAATGCTTCTTGTGAGCGTGAACGTTTGTTTTTCTTGGGGGAGCTTTTTCTTTTCTTTCTTTTTCTTTTTTAGCTTTTTTCTTTTTCTTTCTTTTCTTTTAATGTACTGTTATATATATATACTTATTTATACTTATATATACTTAATAAATACTAATTATAGTAATACTAAAACTATCTACTTTTTACACTATCTAATATGAATAACGAATTTAACTTTTTGCGCTCCCAAGTAAAAGCTTTTCACCCTAACTGGAGCGAAGAGCAAATAAACAAGGAAGTAGAACGCATTTTAAACGAGGGCGAAGGTGGCGAAGATGAAACCTGCCTTTACTGCGGTTCATAAATTAAAGAAATATGATAAGGGACTACTTAGCTATAGATCAATTAAAGCCACACGAGGATAACCCGCGGACTATTTCTAAAAAGAAATTCAACAAGCTTAAAAAGTCTATAGCTAATTTTCCCGATATGTTAGCAGCTCGCCCCATTGTAATTAATGAGAATAAAGAAATTATAGGGGGCAACATGCGTTTTATGGCTTGCCGAGAGTTAGGCATTACAACCGTTCCTGTTATTATTGTTAATTGGCCCATTGAACGCCAACGTGAGTTTATGGTAAAGGACAACATAAGCCTTGGAAGTTGGGACCTGGATAAGTTATTTAACGAATGGGAACCTGAGGAAATTAAAGAGTGGAATATACCGGTAGTACATGAGGTTATGTTGGACCTATTCGACACCCAAGAAATTACTTTTAGACTGAACCAAAAAGAGGCGGACTTCGTTACGTCGGAGCTGTCTAAATTTGGAGTAAATTTGGAACACGCACTACTTAAATTATTGAAGTACAATGAGTGAACAAAACTTAACACTAAAAAAGGAAGCCATGATAAAGGCACTAGAGAAAAGCTTAGGCGTAGTAACTAGCGCGTGCAGATCAGTAGGAATAAGTAGAACTACTCACTACGAATGGTTACAAGTAGACCCTGAGTACAACCAAGCTGTACAGTCCTTATCTGACTTAGCTCTAGACTTCGCAGAAAGTAAACTACATTCATTAATTCAAGAAGGCGATACTACGGCAACTATATTTTATCTTAAAACTAAAGGCAAGCAAAGAGGATATATCGAACGCCAGGAAGTAAGCACCGAGCTCAAAAGTATTAACATAACCATAGACGGGGGTAGTACGAATATATGACAGCAAAAGAAAAGGCAAAAGAATTAGTAGATAAGTATTGGATACATTTACGAGCAGGCATGCTTTACGATGATGAAGCTAAAGAGGATGCGAAGCAATGTGCATTGATAGCAGTAGATGAACATTTCAAAGGCATGTCATTGACCTTTGGATGTATTAATGATAGAAGCTTTAAATTTTGGCAAGAAGTTAAAAAAGAAATAGAGAAGCTATGAACGAAATTGAAGTGTTCATTAATCGATTGAAAAAAATAGGCATTGAAATTTCGCTTGTCGGTAATTACCCGTGGATTTATCTTGATGCGGTTAATGGTAACAAAGTTCAACGCGAAGATTTTGTAAATGCTAATCACGGTTATACAATTGCGTGGAGTGGTTTAAAAGTAAATGATAAACCGCATTTGAACTGGCAAGACATTAAAAAAACTTTTGAGTTAATTCGCAAGTACAAATGAAGATAAGCCTTAAATATTCAGACCAAACGCTAGGCACGTATATGGACTTTATGGCTGCAGGTAATGACCCCATAGGGCAACTATCAGCTATTACAGGTAAGAAACGCGACCAACTGCGCGAGCTTCCAATGGAACAGGTAGAGCAAATAACCGCGAGCTACGTTTACAATTTAAAACAAGAGGAAAAAGTATTTAAGCAATTCATTGAATTAGACGGTATTAAGTTCGGATTTCACCCGCATTTAAAAGCTATTACATTTGGCGAATGGCTAGATGCAATGGACTACGCTAAGGACCTACCTAAAAATTACGCTAACCTCTTAACCATACTCTATAGACCTGTTACCGCTGAGTTTAATGATCGCTACACTATCGAACCCTACGACGCGGATATTCACGGCAAGTATGCAAGTAAAATGAGGCAGTTACCTCTACCGGTTGTAAATGGCTGCATGCTTTTTTTTTCGACATTACTCAGCGACTTAATGAGCAATTCCCCCGAATACTTGGAGGAGCTACTGACGAAACTACAGGCGGAAGTGAGGGAAATACAGAGCGAGGTAGAACTTTAGCCAACACGTACGAATGGTTCCATGTAATTGAGGAAATGGCGGAGAGAGACGTAACTAAATTTGAAGCCATTACCAACATGCGAGCAAGCACAATATTTGCCCATTTAAGTTATTCGCTAGACTACTATAACACTGAGTTGGCGAAAATGAACCCTAATTTACACTAATTAATATATGACTACCGTAGACTACCATTACAAGATTATAATAGACAGGTTCCGCACGTTCGCGGATAACCATTACCAACTAAGGCGTTTTACTCATGGCCTAGTTACTCAGGCAGATTTAGAAAAAGAGGCAGAGTGGCCGTGGCTGCATGTTAAACCCTTAAATATTAATTATGAAAAAGGCGCAAAAGTTTATAGTTTCGATATTTATATTTCTGACCTTCCCCGAGTTGAAGAAGATAAAACAGGGTATGAAGCCGAAAGTATTAACCTTTGCTCGCTCATTATGGGCGACCTTCTCGCTGTTATTAATAATGGGAGTTTATTTGGTGGTGATATTCAGTTACGGGCTCCTGTTCAAGCCGATGTTGAAATTGAAGTATTTACTCACACGCTTGTTTCAGTAACTGCTACAATTAACTTAGAGGTTGATTGGGATTGGAACGCGTGTATAGTACCAATGGACCAACCTAATTAATTAAGATATGCCAATAAATAGCACGGGAGCAGATTATAACGACCTCATTAATACACCTGGAGGCGGTGGCGGTGGAGTGCCATATACAGGAGCTACTGCAAATGTAGATCTTGGTGAATATGGTTTAGATGCAGGTTTTGTTACATTCGATACAACACCAACCGGAACGCCAACTACTCAGGGAACTTTAAGCTGGGATGTTGACCACAGTACGCTACAGCTTGTTTTAAATGGGCACGTGGGGCAGTTAATGCAAGACACGTTTTACTATGCTAAAAACCAAACAGGCTCTACTATTCCTGCAGGTACTGTAGTAAGGTCCGACGGTACACTAGGCGCAAGCGGTAGAATAAAAATAGCGCCATTCTTAGCAGATGGAAGCTACCCGAGTAAGTACTGCATGGGCGTAACTGCTGAAAGTATATCTAACGGAGCCGACGGCATGGTAATGCATTTCGGACAGCTCAGAGGAATAGATACGAGCGCATATACTGACGGCACGATACTTTACGCTAGCAGCACCTCAGCAGGTGGTTTCACTACAAATATGCCTGGCTACCCTAATAATCAGGTAACGGTAGCTATTGTTATTCACGCTGCGGTAAATGGTATACTGCAAATTAGGCCAACATTCGAGCAGACATTGGGAACAGTGAACAAGCAGTCAGTAACCGACGGCACAATAGTAACCGGTACAACTGTTAGCACGAAAACTGCGCACGTTTTAATACCTGCGAATACAATAGCAGTAGGCGACATTTTAAACTTTAGAGTTAGAACTCGTAAAACGGGGACAGCTGGCACACATATAATTCGTGCCTATGTAAATACTACGAGCTCAGTTGGGGGGTCATTAGTTGCAACGAGTGCAACGGTTGGAAACACGAATACATACGCGCAAATTTCACGCGTATTAGCAGTTAAAAGCGCAACGAATACGGAAGGTTTTGCAGCGGCTGTAGGTGTGTTTTTTGATGATACGCAAACAGGCACAACGGTAACGAGCTCGAATATTAATTGGGCTGTAGATCAGTATTTAATAGTAGCTGTTCAAAACGGTTCTACAGCTGACAGCTCGCGCAGTTCATTCATTCATATGCAAGTAAACAAGGGAGGGTAAGATGGAAGTAATACTAAAAAATGGAAATAGCGTAACTTATAGGAATATCGAATATTCATTTAATGGTTACGAGCTTGTAGATACTAACTGCATGCATTTATTTTTAAATGAGGGCGTTTACGCCATAACATTACCATGCGTAGTTAATGGCGAGGAAATTAGTACAATGGATAACTTAAGCGCATTAATGAAATGAGTATACTCAGCGAACTATTCAGTAATGGCGCTTTACTCGAGGTTATGATGGACTTTAGCGAGGAAGTGGTAAGGCAGGCACGCTCAAATATTCGCATTAACCAAACTAAATACGGACGCAAAAGAAAAGCCAATACAAGCGGTAGGCTTGCAGCTTCACTAAAATTCGATATAAACCCCGATACAGGCGCAGTTAAATTTGTATCTAGTGAACCTTACGCAGGAGTAATTGAGTTTGGAGCACGCGGTAGCGAGGAACTAGCCAAGGGAATTAGTAAGCTTTCACCTGGACCGCTTCGACCACCTGCGGATAATATTTTAGAGTGGATGAACAAAAAGAAAATACGCTTACGAGAGAAAACAGCTACCGGTAGTAAATTCGCTAAAGAGACACCTTCAAAAAGAAAATCAGTCGCTTACGCCATTGCACAAAGTATTCATAAAAAAGGTTTCTCGCCGCTCGAATATTTCCAAGACGCCTATAAAGAAACGCTACCCGATTACAGCGGAAAAATAGCACAAGCTGCAGCTGAGGCCGTAGGCTTAACTATCTTATCACAAAATAGAACTTTAAATAATATAAAACCTAAGTAATGGCAATTACCCTAGTAGATAGACCCTACAAATTTACAGCACTAAAACAAAAGTTAATCTTTACAGCTACAAGCTCGCAAGTCGGACAGCCTGGCTTTAGATTCGTGGCGCAAGTTAGCGCTACAGTCGACGGTAATACAAGTACGCAAACTGTATACATTCAGCCTAATTTAAATGGGGCAATGGTTTTAGATGTTAATCCTATTGTAAGGGACTTAATAGACTTATCGGTAACCGATGCTTCCG